ACATTGGCATTGTCAAAGAAGATGGTACAGCAGCAATAATGATACCTGCAAATGATGAACTTATACGAATATACACTGAGAATAATAACGAAGCTCAGTAAGTTCATTATTTTTTCTTGCTCGTGAGACTTGGTAGTCAGGGGAGTTTTATAAACTCTTTGCACCCGATTAGTGCCTTTGAGGTGGATCGTAACCACCCACGAGTATTGGGTAGTTTGCGCTGGGACTGATAATCCAGAATGCCGCTATCCATCTAGTGTAGATGTGATGTAAGAAAACACGCCTCTTCGGAGAGTATTGCAGGTATCAAATCCTGTCATCTACACTACTTCACGGACGCGAGACTTGGTAGTCAGAGTCGCCTTATAAGCGATTTGCACCAGATTAGTGCCTTTGAGATGGTTCGAATCCATCCGCGTCTATTATTTTAAGATTTACAACAAAACGACCCTATCTCTTATAAATAAAAAAGAACGGGTCGTTTTAAGTTATGAGTTGTAAAGACAATACACTAATGGATAAGCACCATATCGTCCCAAGATATATGGGCGGTAGCAATGATTATACCAATATTGTATATGTAAATAGAACTTGCCATATGATGTTCCACTTCGCAAACTATCAACTCTGGGGCAACACAGAAGATTATGTTGCCTATAGAGGTTTATCGGGGCAAATAGATAAGCAGGGTATAATAAAAGAACTCTGTTCTATGACTGGTAAGAGGTGCTATGAAGAAGGCAAAGGTCTGTTCTCTCTATCTAAAGAAGAGAAGGCAGAAGCGTCAGCAAGGGGAGGCAAAAAGGCAGGTAAATATATGTCCAAATCTATCTGGATTACTACAGGCACACATAATAAAAGAATACTGAAGACCGACCCTATTCCTGATGAATACAGACTAGGTAAGACCAATATCAATCAAGTTAAGAAGGTCAATCCAAGGGGTAGGAGTTGGGATGAATATATGGATACATTTAAAGAAGAATATGAAAATAGAATTGAATACTTAAAAAAAGTTGACTTGACAAAATGGGGGATCAAAACTATAATTGCTAATGACTGGGGGGTTTCCAGAACCCAAGTAAATAGGTTTATTAAAAAGTACTATTTACCCAGTAGCACTTGACAATCAGCACTCTGAGTGTTATGATTGTCTCATCGAGAGTTCGATCATCTCAGGAAGTATTAGACGGGGAATGAGCTCGCCCGCGACGGTGCTAACCACACTGTGATCTAGAGAGTTGGTTACTTTCTTTTTGCTCCATTACAAACTGTCAGTATACTGGGTGTAACGCCCACATAGCATACGGATAAGTGTAATGTCTTGCCCGTGTAGTCCAATTGGCAGTAGACACGAAACTTAAAATTTCGACAGTATCGGTTCGAGTCCGATCACGGGTATTAAAAGGCAAACTTTACTAAATAGTATTAAGTCTGCCTTTTAAGTAATGAGACAATATAAAAACTATACCGATGAGGAATTTATAGAAGCATGGACTAATAGTGGATCTATAAGACAAGTTCTTAGTAAGATTGGATTGAGAGAGGCAGGAGGCAATTATGCTTGTGCTAAAAGAAAAGCAGAGACTTTGGGATTAACAAAGGAACATATGCACGGACAAGCTCACCTAAAAGGTAAAACTCATACCTATACAACAAAACCAATCGAATATTATTTGACAGAAAACTCCTATCATTCATCTCATAAACTTAAGTTGCGTTTGATTTCTGAAGGTCTAAAGGAACACAAATGTGAAGGTTGTGGTATTACAGAATGGAATGGTAAACCCACTCCAATTGAACTTGACCACATCGATGGAAACAGGTATAATAATACCATAAACAACCTTCGCATCTTATGTCCTAACTGCCATGCTCAAACAGATACTTATCGTGGTAAGAATAAAAAGTAGTCTCCCTATTCGCATTTCTAAATAGTCAAAAAGACTATGAAATATTTTCAGCAATTTTCAGAAGATATGGCACAAAGACGTGCTGAACTTGCAAATAAACAAAAAGAATATGTTCAAAATTATCAGGATAATTTAGCACGAGATTCTGAAGAATATGCTAAAGATTCTGAAGAAAGAAGAGAAGAACAAGAAGCAGAACAAGAAGCAAGAAATAAAGAACAGGAACAACTGGCGCAAAAAAGAATAGAAGAACGTCAACAAAGAAAAGCAGAAAGAGAAGCAAAAAGAGAAGCAGAAAGAGAAGCAAGAGAACAACAAGCACAAGATGAATACTTGAGATCGTTAGAAGCAAGAGTTGCTGAAAAAGAAAATAAATAAAAGAAAGAATAATATTATGTCTTATGTAATAACCACTAAGAAGTGTTGGTATAATGACTATAAGATGATAGTCAAAATGTTCTTCTTGAATGATGTTCCATTTACATTTGATGATTTGCCTGTAGGATATTTGTATGATAGAGAAATAGTAAGAGAGGCATATAGTAATAAAGATTATTCTGTAGAAGATATTTACAAGGGTTCCAATTATTTGATATTGGAAAATTGTCATCCTTGCTTTGATGATATTGAGATATTAAATCCTGAAAATTTGCCAGAAGAAATACAAAGTTTTTATAATGGAGAAGAAGATTTACTAAGATAATAAATAAAGCATAGGAACAGTAATTGGTGTGGAAAATTGCCATTAAATAAATTAGATTCAATTATCAAAAATACTGATGGTCGTATAATCTACGTTAGTCCTTCCGATTTAGATTCTACCGATAGTATTGATAATCAAGGAAACTCACTAAATCGTCCATTTAAGACTCTTCAAAGAGCACTGATCGAATCTGCAAGATTCTCATATGTCAGAGGAAGTAGTAATGATATAGTAGAGAAAACTACAATTCTCTTAATGCCTGGAAGTCATGTTATAGATAATCGTCCAGGATATACAATTGACAGTGGAGGAGCAGTTATAACCTCTGAAGGAGCTTCTTCCTCTATAAGTACTTTTAATTTATCATTAAATTCTAATTTAGACTTAACAGACAAAAATAATGATCTTTATAAGTTTAATAGTGTTTATGGTGGTGTAATTGTTCCTAGGGGAACTTCAATTGTTGGTCTTGATTTAAGAAAAACTAAAATAAGACCTCTTTATGTTCCTAACCCAACATTCTCTTCAATTTCTAATAGTGCAATTTTAAGGCTTACTGGAGCTTGTTATGTTTGGCAGTTCTCTATTTTTGATGGGGATGACTCTGGAACTGTTTACACGCAACCAGATAATTTTGATATTAAATCTATCCCAACTTTTTCTCACCATAAGTTATCAGTATTTGAATATGCCGATGGTGTCAATGAAGTTGGAACTAAAGGTCTGACCGATCTTCAAATGTATTATGCCAAATTGTCATATGCATATTCCTCAAGTTCGGGTAGAGAAATTAATACTGCGGATGAGTATCTTGAAAATCCTGAAGGATTTAGTCCAAGAAGACCTGAATATGAAATTGTTGGAGCATTTTCCGCAGATCCTATTTCAATTGCATCTATCATATCCGGTGATGGATTAACTGCATCAAGAGTCATTACAGTTACTACAGTTACTCCTCATGGATTGGATAAAGGAACTCCAATTCGTATTAGTGGTGTTTCGCAAGATCAATATAATATTTCAACTAAAGTTACATCAATTAGTGATACTAATGATAGTGTATTTACTTATGTAATTGAATCTGATCCAAGATTTTTAACTCCATCATTAACGAGTCAAGGAATAGTAAATGTAGATACTGATACAGTATCTGGTGCCTCTCCTTATGTTTTTAATGTGAGCATGAGATCTGTTTGGGGGATGAATGGATTAATTGCTGATGGAAACAAGGCAACTGGATTCCGTAGCATTGTGATCAGTCAATTCACTGGAATTAGCCTCCAAAAAGATGATAGGTCTTTTGTCAAATATGATGCATCTAATGGTAGAACTTATAGTGGATTAACAATCACTGAACAGTCAGGAAGTGAGTTATCGGCAAATTCTTCTTCGAGTGGAATAGTTTATCATATAGATTCTGATTCGGTTTATAGGAAAGATTGGCAACAGTCTCATATTAAAATAAAAAATGATGCTATTTTACAAATAGTATCAGTCTTTGCAATTGGATATAGTACGCAGTTTGTTTCCGAATCTGGTGGTGATGCATCGATAACGAACTCTAATTCAAATTTTGGTCAACTATCTTTAGTTTCTGAAGGATTTAAAAAAACAGCATTTGATAAAGATAATAAAGCATTTATAACTCATATTATTTCACCAAGAGCAGTTGATCAAATTGAAGATAGAGTTGATTGGTTGTCAATTGATGATGGAGTAACAACATCTGTTGGTGATAGTAATAAAATTTATCTTGCCGGATTTAAAAACGAAACAGTCCCTCCACCATCATTAACACAAGGATATCGTATTGGAGCAAGAGTATCTGATAAACTTTATTTAACTCTCAATACTGTAGAATATTCTGCAGATATTGTAATTCCATCTAGTAATCAATCTTCATTTGAAGAATATCTTGTAGGAGAACCTTCTTCAAATATATTCACTCTTTCTTCTGGAACTCATAGTTTATCTACAGGCGAAAAAGTTATTATTATTAGTGAAGATGCAGATCTTCCAGAAAATTTAAGAACAAATGTAATCTACTATGCAATTACTCCTTCAAATAATACAATTAAACTTGCCGCAACAGAGTCTGAAGCACTTTCTGGTCAAGAAATTAATGTTTTTGGTGGAACTAATTTAAAAATACAATCAAGAGTTTCTGATAAATCATCTGGTGATGTTAGACATCCAATTCAATGGGATTCAATTCGTGAGCAATGGTATATCAATGTAATTAATAATTTAATTACCCCGCAACTTTCTGGATCTGGAATAACAGAACCACTTTTTGTTAAAAGAATATCTGATTCTAGAAGTCTTGATGAAAAAATTTATAAGGTCAGGGTAGTAGTTCCGAGACAACTTACAAATGGAAAAAATCCAGAATCTGGATTTGTTATTCAAGAATCAAGTTCTACAGGATTTTTTGAAGATGATGATGGAACGAAAACAACTATTGATTCTACAGATTTTAATTATAATAAAAATCTAAGATTTATTAGTACTTGCTCTTTCTCATCACCAACGGTAACAGTAATTTCAGAAATTCCTCATAACTTAAACGTTGGAGATACAGTAATAATTAAAAATGTTACAGATTCTAGTGTTAGTGGTCTTGCATATAATGGAACTCATACCGTAACTTCTATTACTAATGAATTGACATTTACTTATGATACAGAATTAACTCCTGGATCTTTTACAAATGACACTTCTGTTAGAACAAAATCACTCCCAAGATTTGAGAGAAATGATTTACAATCAAATCTCTACATTTATAGAAATGAAATTATTTCAGAATATGATGAAGGAGAAAGAAATGGTGTATATAATTTTTATGTATTAAATTCCAATAATCAAGTTCAAACTGAATTTACAGATCTTAAATATGGACAAAATGTAGTTGACTTATATCCACAAAATGATAGAGATAATATTAGCGAAAACCCAAGATCTGCAAAATCATATGCACTAAGATCACCAATTGGAGATGTTCAGACAAATGATCTCAGAAATAGTATTACAAGAGAAAGTATTGATTTATTTGTCAAAACATTAGGTATTGGAAATAAAATTTCATCAATTTCTGGTGCGGGAACTACTAATCCGATCATAACTTTCGATAGAAATCATAATTTTAATAGTATTGTAATTGGAAGTATTAATGCTTCCCCAACAGGATTTACTGCCGGAACATATTATAATGTAAAAATTTATAATAATTCTTTATTAACAATTTGGAATGGTGCTACTGCGAAAGTGATTGTTTCCGGTGCAGGTAATATAACATCTGCGGAAATTATAAATGGAGGATCTGGATATTCTGCCGGAACATATTACTTAGATACTAATATTATTGGTTCTGGATCTAATAATGATTTTACTGTTGCTTCTGATGGAATTTCTTCACCAATAGGTCAAGTTGTTCAATTTACTGGTGTTGGAACTACATCAGATAATTATCATCGTATCTCAGCAGTTAATTCTGCAAATCAAATAACAATTGAAAGGTCTACGAGTGAACCAGTTATTGTTACAGATCAATATGCTCTTTTAATTGCACCTTCAACATCATTCACCAGTATTGGCAATACAATTACTGCACCTAGTCATGGATTGGTAGTTGGAAATAGATTTAAATCAATTGACTCTTCAAATAATAATCTTGGAGATTATATTGTTGATAGTGTAATTAATGTTAATACCTTTACTATTTCTGGTGTAATGGGATCAACTTCTGGATTTATTCTGAAGCACGGATTATCATCTAATGCGGGTATTTCTGATGGTTCAAATGAAAATCTTGAGGTAAGAGGAATCACTATCTTTGATGGAGAAAAGTTAACTCTTACAGAATCTGGAGGTATAGACAGTTCAGAAACGCAATTTAGTGTTAGTCATTCTGGTATTGGTACTGCAGAAAGATTCTCACTAGGTTCTTATATTAAAGTTGATGGTGAGATCATGAGAATTGCAAGTAATTCTCTTAGTGGAGTTCCTGCGGATAAAATTACAGTGATTCGTGGAGTATTTTCATCTAAACAAAAATCACACCCTGAGAATTCATTAATCACTAAAATTAAAATTCCTGCGGTCGAATTTCGTAGACCATCAATTATTCGTGCTTCTGGACATACTTTTGAGTATCTTGGATATGGTCCGGGAAATTATTCTACAGCACTCCCACAAGTCCAGAATAAAACTTTATCAGAAAGAGAAGAATTTTTAGTTCAATCTCAAGAAAGATCATCTGGTATTGTTGTTTATAATGGTATGAACAATAAAGGAGATTTCTTTATTGGCAATCAAAAGAAGTCTTCTACAACAGGTGAGGAAACAACTTTTGATACCCCAATTCCTACTGTAACTGGACAAAGTGTATCAAGATTAAGTGAAGTATTTGATGAAGTCACAATTAAGGAGAGATTAATTGTAGAAGGAGGAGACTCTGGACAATCACTTTCTCAATTTGATGGATCTGTTACATTTAATTCAGAAACTAGATTTACAAATTCTAATGGAATAGAAGGATCTGCAGCAATAAATGTTTCTAATACAAAACAATCAACAGCAACAAATTCTGGAGCACTTATTGTTGCAGGTGGAGTTGGTATTGGAAAAGATTTATATGTTGGAGGAACAATATATGGTCTTGGTGGTTTATCTATTAGTTTGATAAACATATCTCCAAAACAAGTTCTTTTTTCAAATTCCAATTCTTTTCTTGATGGTGATAATAAATTTACTTTTGAACAATCAACATCAACATTAGGAATTAATAGTATTTCAGTATATGAATCTGGCGGCAATTCTTATATTGAAGAAATTGATTCTAAAGATTTAATATTAAAAGCATATTCTTCAGATAAATTAATTATTAATGGAGTAGGAGTTAGTATTACTGGAAATCTTGATGTTACTGGAGATGTAAATTCTTTCTCAACATCTGATGAGAAGTTAAAAGATAATATTATCCCAATTCATAATCCATTAGAAAAAGTTATTTCGATTAGTGGAAATACTTTTGATTGGAATGAAAATTCTAATAAAGAAGGTCATGATGTTGGATTGATTGCACAAGAGATTCAAAAAATTCTTCCTGAGGCAGTTAAGGAAAGAGATGATGGTTATCTTGCCGTTGATTATAAAAAGATAATTCCTCTGCTTGTAGAATCTATTAAAGAACTTTCTAATAAGGTCGAATCGATTGAGCATCAATTAAAGAATAAATAATTGTAAAAGATTAAATAATGGCAAATATTAGAAAGTCATTCAATTTTAGAAATGGTTTACAAGTAGATACTGATAAGTTTGTAGTAAATTCCAATGGACTTGTTGGAATAGGAACATCAAATCCTAAAAATTATTCTTTAAGTGTTCATGGTGACACTAAAATTGTTGGTATTATTACAACAAAACACATATTTGTAGAACAAAATGTAATTTCTCTTGGTAAAATTGGTATCCATACCACAAATCCAACTTCTAAATTTCATATATCAGGAATTGGAGTTACCAATCCTAGTGGTATTGATGCTGGAAACAGAATTAGGATAGGTGATTTTCATTGGGATAATACATTTACTAGTATTCATGCAAAGAAAGTTAGTAATCAATGGTGGTTAGAACAAAATTCTCCTGATAATGATGGTACAGATTTAGTATTTTATAAGTCGAGAGGTTTACCAAACCAAGAAGAACCAGTTCAGGTTGGAGACAATTTATTCAGATTAACTGCAAGAGCATATAAACCAAATGGAGTTGGAATAGGAACTACTATTTCTCTTAGTGATTATAGTGGTGATTTTTCAGGTCAAATTGCTTTTGATGTAGATAGTATTGATGGTAATAATGTAGCATCTTCTATTGTTGTAAAAACTGCCGGAGAAAGTAGGTTAATTGTAAAAGGTGATGGTAAGATTGGTATTGGAACTATTTTACCAACACAAAAATTAGATGTAATAGGTAATACATATGTTTCCAATTCTGTTGGTATTAGAAGTACAGCACCAACAGAAGCACTAGATGTAAATGGAAATATTAAATCTTCTGGCACTGTTACAGCAACAACATTTAGTGGTAGTTTACCAACAACTGATCTTACAGGAACTATAACCAATACACAGTTAGCAGGTTTTATTGATAACACTAAGTTAGTTAATGATAGTGTTTCTTATGGTGGGGTATCTGTTGACTTAGGTGCTTCTAATGATACTCCAGCATTTGATTTGACTAATGCTACTAACTATCCCTATACATCGCTGACTGGTATAACAACAAGTGTTGTAGGAGATACTACTCCTCAGTTGGGTGGTGACTTAGATCTGAATGGTAAATTTATAACAGGACTCGGTGGTATTAGTATTTCTTCTGGTGTTACAACATGTACTGATGGATTTACAAGTGGTATTGGAGTAACAACTCCAGTCCAAATATCAGTCACTGGTTCTACATTAACATTTAATGTTGTTGGAGTTGGAAGCACAAGCTTGACACTATCGTAAAAACCCTGTAGACTACCTTTGTTAGGGTTGAAGAGGAGGGGCTAAGCTCTTAAAGAAATCCACTCCCACAACTGTCACACCACCTCTTCACAGGGGTGGTTTTTTAATGTATAATAAGTCCATAGTTCACCACACACCAGTGACAATCACTCTTCGTCCACACCAGCAGGACACTACGGACGCTATGCTCGAGCATAAGAAAGGCACTATTCTGATTCCGACTGGTGGTGGAAAGACCATGTGCATGATTCATGATACTCAGACACATTTCAAACTATTTGACAATCAAGTTCATGTGGTAGTCGCACCACGAATCTTGTTAGCAGATCAATTGTGCTCTGAATTTCTAGAACACATCAATGCTCATGTGCTCCATGTGCATAGTGGAGATACAGAACACTTTAGCACCACAAAAGCAAAGACCATCAAAGCATGGTCTGAGAATGTTGGTGGTAATCAACTCATCTTTACGACTTATAACTCTCTTCATCGTATTGAAGAATCTGGTATTAAAGTAGATTCGATTTACTTTGATGAAGCACACAATAGTGTCAAGAGAAACTTCTTTCCTTCTACTGAGTTTTTCAGTCATAATGCTGATCGTTGTTATTTCTTTACGGCAACACGTCGGACTTCCTCGAC